AGCTAGGTCTGCTGGTTCACTTGCTCTCAGAGGTGCTCCTGGAGCACTTGTTCAAATTACTAAAGATAGAGTAAAAGACAAGAAAAAGAGAATATCCACCAATAAACTTCTTGCTAAGACTAAAAATGCTGGTAGTAAAATCAAGAAAGGTGGTGGATTAATTTTAAAAAAATCTTCAGCAATAGTAAAACAATCTAAAGGCGCTTTAGTTAAAACTGCTGAAGAAAGAAAGTCTGGTGATGGTGGAAAGGGTGGTGCAATTATTAAGTCAAATATTCGTGAAGAAATTCTAAAAGAGTTAGAGGAAATCAAAGTTGATTTTATAAAAGTAAAAGAAATATCAACTGAAAAACTACTAAATCAAAAACAAGAAGATCGTCAAAGATATCTAGAGGCAAGAAAGAAAAAATCTGAGGAGCAAGAAAAAGATCTTGAGAAAAAGGATACTAAAAAGAAGAAAAAATTAGGTATCACTGCGCCCCAAGTTGGTCTCTTTGATATGATTAAAAACTTCTTATTAAATGTTTTAGTAGGAAGTTTAATTAATATTCTTTTAAAGAATGCACCAATTATTATTGGAATGTTCAAGGATATTGGAAAGGGACTTACCAATACCTGGAATGTACTAAAACTTGGAATTATCACATTAACGACGGTATTCCCTAAACAAGTTAAATTTATTGCAAAATTAACTTCTAAAATTATTGGTCCTCCTGCAAAATTAATTGGAAAATTACTTTTAAAGGCAGGAAGAATCGCAGGTAATCTATTTAAGAAAGCGGGTGGAGTAATCTTTAATTTAATTAAAGGTCCTTTATCATCCTTAGTTAAAAGAGTTGGTGGTGAAGCATTAGAACAAGGAGTTAAAACTACCACTAAAGGTGCTGCTAAATTTGCAGGCAAAGCAGTAGGTGCCGCTAGTAGTGCTTTAAAATCTCCCGCGGCCGCTAAAATTATAAAAAGACTTAAATCATTCTCCAAAATTTTTAAAAGAGTTCCCGTAATTGGTGCTTTGATTGGTATTGGTATTGATTTAGCATTAGGAGAAAAACTTGATCGCGCTATTGTTGGCGCAATAGGTGCATCATTAGGTGCTGGAATTGGTGGAGCAATAGGTCAAGGTTTAATTCCAATTCCCGTTGTCGGCGCTGCTGTAGGTGGATTTGTTGGGGCTGGAATTGGTGAATGGGCTGGAAAGAAAATATATGAGAATTTAACAGGAAGAGTTGCTGAAGCAGATAAAGAAAATCCAATTGAAAGAAGAGCATTTGGTGGATCTATTAATGTAAGAGGAGGTAGTAGCAGAAGTCTTCCAAGATCAAATTCGGCAGTCCAAAGAAAAACAACTACAACAGCAGCACTATCACAACAGACACTAAACAGAGCAAAAGGTACTATTCTTAAAGATGAAGAAAGTGCAAAGAGATTTGCAAATCTATCATCAGCATATGGAGCAATACCATTTGTCGGTGAGGCAATGAGACTTGGTTTGGATATTAGCTTGGGTGAAAGAGTTTCTAAGTCAAGAACTGATGCGATTGCGGAATCTATTGGTTCTTCAATTGGTATGGCGTTGAAGAACGAAGAATTTTCGGTTCCTGGATTTAACAAGAGAATTATTGGTGAATTCAGTAAGAATTTAACAACTTGGGCAAAAAGAAAAATATTCATCAGTGTTAAGTCCCAAGAAAATCAATTTAAATCACTACAAGAAAAGAAAAAGCAAGAAGAAGAGAAGAAGGGTGGACCTGAAGGTGGTGGTGGTGATGGTACTTCTGCCCCTAGTGGTGGAGTATCTGAAGGGCAATGGGGTCCACTCCTTGATTTGATTGCTGGTAAAGAATCTGGTGGAAATTATGAAGCAATGTATCCTAGCACTACTTTAAAAGGTGCTACTAAAATGACCATTGCCGAAGTTGCCAGAATAGCAACTGGTGCTGTTGGAAAGTATCAACAATTACCACAATATTTGCTTAGTAGAGCAAAAGCGGCTGGGTTGAATCCAGATAAAGATCTTTATAGTCCAAAAAACCAAGATCTAATTATTACTAAGGTTAATATAGAAGGCAATAGAGGTGGTAGAAGATGGTTGAAGGGTGAAATGAGTGATGAGCGGTTTATGCAGGGGTTGTCGCAAGAATTTGCATCATTACCAAACGCTCAGGGTAAATTTTATTATCCAGGTCAAAGAAGTTCTATGACCCCAGAAAAAATTAGATCTGCACTTGCTAAGGTTAAGGGGGGTGGAAATATTCCAAGAGATATTGCGTCAAAACTTACAGGCAATGACGGCAAAAAAGGTGGTGGCAATGGAATAAATCGCCACATAATTCCATTTTTAGCGATGGGTGGAAATCATACAGTGACTTCTAGTATGGGACTACGAAACTTTGCATTGTCTCCTGGTATGCATATGGGTGTTGACATTGCTGGCACTAGAGGAGAATCACTGCAAGCATTTACTGATGGTGTGGTTGAAGCGACAGGATATGATGGTGGTTATGGAAACTGGGTCAATTGGATTGATAATAAAGGGATTGGGCATTTTTATGGACATATGGATAAAAAAGCATCTGTCAAGGCTGGACAGAAAGTTAAGAAAGGAACAATTTTAGGTCCTTTAGGAAACACTGGTAAATCCAGTGGTCCTCATCTACACTGGGAAGCGGCGACTAATCCAAGAGATAATGGAATGCCAAAGAACAATGTTCTTTCTAGATTCAATCCATTATCAAGATATAATAAAGAATCTCCATTTGGTGGATCTATTCAACCAGATCCTTCATCAGCATCATCCGATATAGCATCTAGTTCTTCAACTCCAGGTTCTTCACAACCAAAATTTGCTAAAAGCTTTATTGAGGTTATTGGTGATCCATCCGCTGGAAAAGGTGGTAGAGGTGGTGGAAATGGAATTATTCCAACGAAAGGTATTTGGGATACTGGACCTGGATTTACAATTCAAGGTGCTAAAGATGAGCAAGGAAGACCAGTGGTATTCAGTAAAGGAGCAGCAGAAGCTTTCGCCAAAATGATGAAAGATTCTGGTGGAAAAGTTAGAGCATCTGATGTTTCAAGTAGTAAAAGAAGTCCAGAAAAGAATAGAGCAGTTGGTGGTGCTGGCAGATCACTACATATGTCTGGAATTGCAATGGATATTCATGGTGGTTCTAATTCTTGGATTAGAGCAAATGGTAGAAACTATGGTTGGATTGCTAATGATTATCCAGGAAGTCATGGCGGACACTTTGAATTTAAAGGTGCAGGTCTAGCACCTTCAGGAACAGATTCACCAGCATCAGATTCTGGATCTTCTTCAAGTTCTCCAGGATCATCAACACCTCTAGAAAAACCAAAGCGGAAGCTAGAATTTATTGAGGTAATTGGAGATCCTTCAGTAAATAAATCTATTACTGAAGATATAAGTCAGACTCCATCATATAATAAATCTGGACAATCACTTATTATTATGCAGGGGTCTGGAGGAAATTCAATGCCACCAGTTAGAGTTAAAGCTAGAAGTGGTGCTTCTGCTGGAATGTCGGGTGATGGTTCCTTGGTAAATAGTTATGGTATGGTCTCAAGACAAATTATCTCATCTTCAATGTATAAACTATAATGGCACATAACGAAGCCGCATCGTCGGGTAATATACGAAAGTTTGAAGTTAAATCAAAGGACATCAGTCAGATTTCTCCCGAAATTAAATATTATGAAAATGTCTTATCTAATACATTATCCGCAACTGCTGTAGTGGCAGAATCGGGTGGTCTGGAACCCGATAAGAAGGAAATGATTGGAGTTTTGGATGGACTTCCTATTAGAGGTGGTGAGTTTGTAAAATTGATTATTGAAGATAATCAATCAACTCCAAATAAACTTGATTTGGATTTATATGTGAATCGTGTAACTAATTCATCACCAAACACTTCAAAAGATGTTTACATGTTGGATTTTTGCACTAAAGAATTTATTGCAAATGAACAGACTAGAGTTGTTAAGAGATTTGAGCAGAATATTTCAGAAGCAGTTAGAGAAATATTAACAGATTCAACAGGACTACAAGTAAAAAAAACTTTGGATATTGATAAGACAGGTGTTAATTACAATTTTATAGGAAACGACAGGAAACCTCTTTATGTCTGTACTTGGTTGGCATCAAAAGCAGTTCCAATGTCTGCCGGAGCAATTAATGGTGCTGCTGGTTATTTCATGTATGAAACTAGTGAGGCTTTCAAATTTAAATCTATTGATGTTCTCATAAAACAGGAACCAAAAAAGAAATATATCTACACAAACGCAGTAAAAGCACCAGAAGGATATGATGGAAAAATTATCAATGTTAAAATTGACCGAAATATAGATCTTCAACAAAATATGTCATTGGGAATGTATCACAATCGTAGCATTTTCTTTGATTTTTATGCGATGGACTATCAAGTAAGAACATATTCTTTGGAACAAGATCAAAAACCTAAAATTGAAATTGCTGCGGATAATATTTTATTTGTTGACAAGGAATTTACCAAACTTCCGACAAGATTTATGTCTCACGTTTTAGATTTGGGAACACTACCTTCAGGAAAAGATGCGAAGGAGCAATTGAAAAATTGGAAAGCAAAACCAGTTGATCCCAATTATGATGCTCCCAAAACAATGGTTCAATCAGTTATGAGGTATAATCAGCTATATAACATTAAGACTCACATTATTATTCCAGGAGATTTTAGTCTTCACGCTGGAGATATGATTGAATGTGATTTTCCCGACCTCGCAAAAATTGAAAATGTACAACCAAACAAACAGACTAAAGGAAAATATATGATAGCAAGTTTATGCCATAGAATTACTCCTAACGATTGCTTTACAAGTCTTACTCTCGTAAGAGACTCATTCTCAGGTAAGGTTAGTTAAATGGAAAACATTCAAAAACATATTGATTATGATAGAGGAATTGTGGAAAATCCAATGGCATCTTCTCAGTCTAGAAGACACGCGGAAGAAGAATTAGAACAACTTGAAAAATATCATGCAAAGCATCCTGACGATAATCACGATCCAACACCTTTTGAACTTTTTTGTGATGAACACCCAGACGCATTAGAGTGTAGAATCTACGATGATTGAAGAACAGTTATTTCAAAAACACTTTGTAGGAAGAGACGGTTTCGTTTGGTGGATTGGTCAAGTTGTTGACCAAACTAAGTGGCAGGATAATATTAACGGTAGAAGAGTAGCATCTACTGATGCCATTCCCGGATTCGGTGAAAGATATAAAGTAAGGATTGTGGGGTATCATACCTTTAATCCAAATGCTTTATCTGATGATGAACTGCCATGGGCAACTGTGATGTATCCTGTCACTGCTGGCGCTGGATCAGCAGGAGCATCTACATCAGCACAACTTCGTCAGGGATCATTTGTATTTGGATTTTTTATTGATGGTGAAGATGCTCAGCAACCCGTTATTATGGGTGTGCTTGGATATAATCAACAAACATCATTAGAGAAAAAGGTTCCTAAGATTGGTTTTTTACCATTCAGTGGATATACTGTTGATGATAAGGTTCCAGTCACAAATATTCAAACATCAAACGAAAAAAAGAAAGCTGTCCAAGTTAAACCACCCGGAAAAACTGAAAAACCAACAACCGGAACTATTGATAGCACTCAAGGTGCTACTTCCGGACAAAAGGATCTGGCATCAGAACAACAAAAGATAGATGGTAAGATGCAAACACCTGTGGCAAAAACCACGAGGTGTGGCAGAAATGATGTAAAGGGTATTTCTGCTGATATTGAAAAATTGATTATGATAGTTGAAAACCTAACAAAACTGAGCGGAGATTTTAGCACTCAGTTAACGGGTCGTATTGATAAGATACAAAAAAGAATTGAAAATGCCGTTACTGATGCAATCACATTTGTAACTTCAAAGATTAAAAATATAGTAGAAGCAGTTAGAAAATCAATCATAGAAAAAGTTAATGATGTTGTTAAAAATTCATATTTCTTATTTTTTCCAAATCTTAGACCAGCAGTAAAAGAAGCACAGAATAAAACTTTAGATCTTCTTTCTTGTGCTATCAACAAAATCATTCAAGGATTACTAGCATTAGTTGGAAATCAATTAAAAAACTTGGTCAATAAAGCAATCAATGTGCCCATTTGTTTAGCTGAGGGTGTAGCATCAAATATTGTTGGGACTGTTGGTGGATTTATTTCTGGATTAATAAATTCCATTCTACAACCAGTTAACGCATTACTACAAACTGTCGGAGCAGCAGCCAATCTAGCTGGACAGATTCTTTCAATCATCAAAAAGATTTTCGGTCTTTTTAGTTGTGAGGAAGAATTGTCTTGTCCAACAATAGATCAGTGGAGTACGTGGAACGGTGCTGGGGATAATCGTGGTGGACCAATCAGTATTGAATCCGTTTTTGATCAAGCACAATCAATTGGGCAATCAGCAGCTCAAGCAGCAACTAGTGCTGCCGGTGCTTTCAATCCAAACAATCTTGATATTAGCGGTTTAGTTAGTGGTGCTGGTAGTGCCCTTTCTTCCATTTCAAGCGGATGTAATATCGGTCCTGTTGAATGTAGTGCTCCAGTTTTAAGCATTTTTGGATCTGGTGGCAGTGGTGCTGTAGGAAATGTTGTGGTTGGAGTGACTGGAGAAGTTCTTGGTGTTGATCTAGTAAGTGGTGGAAGTGGATTTACAAGTGATCCAACTATTTCTATTAATGATTCATGTGGAACTGGGGCAGGAGCAGCAGCTGTTCCCATTATGAGTAAAAGCACCTCAACAAATAGTGCTGGAGAGACAATAAAGAGTATTGAAAATATTGTTATTGTTGATTCTGGAACTGATTACTTAATTGGACCTGATGGATCTGAAGGTGGTACTGGTAGAGTTTGGAAAAAACCAAATCAATCATATAAAAAAGGTGCCGATGGAACTTATTTCGCACCAGTAGATCCAGGAACTATTATTGAATTAAATCCAGGAGATGTTGTTAAGGTTCCATCTCCAGTAGTAACCGATACTGTAACTATTCCTTCTGGAGTAGAATTCCCAATAACTCAACCAGTTATAATTACAGCACCTCCTGGTCCACCTACAGCAGAAACTTTATTAGAAATTACGGGGGTGGAAAATTTTCCACAACTTTCTCTTCCAGAGAGAGAAGCAATATTGGATAGAATACCTCAACTTACACCAGCAGAAAGAGGAATATTAATAAATTTACCGTCAAAAACAGCATATCCCGTTGTTCTGGAATTAGAAACTGTTTACGTTAAAGATCCCGGATTTAATTATGGTGAGAATGATACTATTGTAATAGAACCATCTAGAGGTGCTGTTCTTAAACCTATTATAAGAAATGGTGCAGTGGTTGGTGTTAATATTGAAAAAACTGCGAATGGATTTGATTCAAGACCAAGAATATTTGTTGATAGTGATAGTGGATATAATGCCGAATTAATTCCCGTATTTAAAGTTATACAAGTTGACCCAGACGCCCCACCAGCAGCTGGAACAAAAATAATTTCTGTGGTAGACTGTGTTGGAAAGATATCTTTATCTCAAAAATCCTAATAAATATTATAAATTGACTTTTTGATTAATGGCGGAAAAGAAGAAAAATTATCATACAGTAAGAGATGGAACCAAAGATAGTGAAACTCGTAGAGGTCACATATCTGATGATGAAGTCTTATCATGTTATGTGGTAAGAAGTGGATATGATGAACTTCATTATGTTCAATTGGACGCAGATGGAAAAAGACCCGGGTGGACAACAATTCGTTCACCTGGTGTGACCCAGATTAAATCGGGTGATGATGTTGGAGATGATACGAATTGCATTGTAATAGAAGCACTTCGCGGTGATATCTTCCTTAAAGCACATAAGGGAAGAATTATGATGGAGGCAGAAAATATTCAAGCAATTGCTCTTGGTAAAAATAATAAGAATGGAGTAATCAGTTTTGAAGCTGATGAAAAATTTGAAGTGAAGGCAAAAAACATTGAGATGAATGGATCTGCTGTTGCTAGATTCTTCTGCTCGGGTGTTCTTCAGGTTGTGGGTGATGGTACTTTGGAAATGTTTGCTGGTCTTGCAGATTGTGCAACAGGAGCAACCAAACTCAAAAAGTCCAAATATCCTTCGACAGTTGAAATAAGAGAAAATACGAGGTTGGGATAATGTCTTTTAAATTTGATGATATTGCAGTTGGCAAAAGAATTTTTTGTGGTGTTGGATTGCCAGTTTCATTAGGAATTGGTCCAACAGAAATTAGAGGTTCTGCATTCATAGAATCTCCTATGATTGTTGGAAATCCGATTCCCTTTCCTACAATTCAGGCATCTTTGATGGTTGGTCCAATGACCAATTCAGATTCACCACCACCATTTATTCCAGGTGTTCTTGTTGCTTGTGGTGTATTTAATCATTCTCCATATTCACTTTGTGTTAGGGGAAATGCTTTTGTTTTCAATGATCTTGATGTAAATTCTGGTATTGTAGCAGGTGGAAATATTAATGCGGGGGGAAACATAGTTGCTCAAGGTGATGTACTTTCATTTTGTGGTGCGCATAGACTTTCAGCAAAGAAAAACTTTGACATTCCCCACCCAACCAAAGAAGGTTGGAGATTAAGGCATACTTGTCCAGAGGGTCCTTCTAATGATGTTTACGTGAGAGGAAGAGTTAGAAACAAAACTGAAATTGATTTACCGGAGTACTGGACAAATTTCGTAGATCCAACATCAATTACAGTATCTTTAACTCCCATTGGTGCTCACCAGGATGTAATTGTCAAGAGAATATCTGAAAATAAGGTACATTTACAATCAAAAGGTGGAATGCCAATTGATTGTTTCTACCACATTTTTGCCGAAAGAGCAGATGGTGAGCAATTAATTCCAGAGTATCCTGGATCATCTCCAGCAGATTATCCAGGGAACAATGATGAATATTCAATTTCGGGATATCATTACGATCTCAAACACCAGAAAGACTAATGGAATTAAACACCACAGTACTTGTATCACCAAACAATTGTCCCGATCAACCACCCCCAGGTATTAAGTCTCCTAGATTTGACTACATTGCAAAGGCATTGACTGGAAATTTACCATACCCAGCAGAAGCTTGTACTCCTTTTTATTATGGAAATTTCCAAGTAGATAACATTCAAGTTAATGGAACGGCAACAGGAAACTTCGTAGGGACTTTCAATGGAACAATTAATGTCCAATCTTGGAAAGGATTTGATATTAAACATCCAAATAAACCGAATCACAGATTAAGACATATTTGTTTGGAAGGTCCTGAGGGTGGTGTATATTTTCGGGGTAGATTAACCAATTCAAATGTAATTGGTCTACCTGATTACTGGAATGGACTAATTGATCCCGAAAGTATCACAATATCTCTCACTCAAATTGGATATACTCAAGATTTAATTGTTGACAAAATTGAGTGGGGTAAAAAGGTTTATATTAAGTCTGGTAATGGATCTAATATTGACTGTTATTATTTGATCAATGCTTCTCGCATAGATGGGGATCCATTGATAGTAGAATATAAAGGAGAAACTCCAGAATCTTATCCAGGAAGTTCTCAACAATATTCAATTTCAGGTTATAATTATGATGTTAGAGGTTAAAAGAGAAAACTAATGAAAGTACATGAAATTTTTCCCATTGCAATTGGGCAAGATTTATTTGAATCTCATGAAGAGTTTAAATTAAATCATTTTGAAGAAATTAAATTAATACAAGAAAGAAATAGAGAATACAGTCTTCCAGATCTTTATTTCTTACATTTGAATATTAAGTATATGGAATTTTTTAAATCCCTTAAAAATTCCATAGAAAATTATTTGATTGTTCTTGGTGCTGATCCAAATGTATTAAATTTACACGTTGTTCGTTCTTGGGTAGAGTCTTATGACTGTAACACTGGATGGACAGATCATCATAATCACAAGTCTAGTGATATATCTTTTAGATATTATCTAAAAACTACTGAAGAAAAATCAGATGTAGTTTGCTTTGAATCCGGAAACTACCAGAATGAACTCTCACAAGGGATCTTTAATTTTTCCAATGATGGCGGTATGATAAAAAATCTAAACAAATATAATTGTTTAGGGTATGCGATATCACCGGTAGAAGGTAGTTTATTGGCATTTCCATCACCATTAAAAGTTGATACTGAATTAAATCAAGATGACATAGACCCTCGTTATGTTATCGCAGGTGATATTAAAATCACACTCAAACCAAAACACTATCAAATTTCACAATCAATTCCACATACATCACAGTGGTTAGATCTAGAGAGGTATTAATAATGGAAGAAAAATTAGAATACGAACATCAAGAACCAAATTTAGAATTACTTCATGACTTTCCACCAGATCATCCAAATGTAACCTTAAATAAATCCATTGAAGATTTTGAAGAATTTCAAAAACTTATGAGTATTATTTCAAGTTATAAGGAATCCTCATCACCCTTGACGGATGGGGAAGGGGATGCTATGATTACGGAGTAATCCAAAACCATCTAATGCAAGACGAATTCCTTTCACGGTGCGTTGTTGATCCCATCAAGCGAACTGTTTATCTTTATTCAAATGAGGGTGGAGAAAAAGAAGTCGTCTGCGACACCGTGGATGAGTTTATGAATGTTCTAGAGTTCGTTCGTGCTACTCTTGATGAAAGTGTTCTTTCTTACGCAAACCCACTCTGAGTTTTATGAATCCTTATAAGATCAGTTATAAGGTCCTCAAAGAGGAACCAAACAAGACAACTCCAGAGAATGTGAAGGAAGCAAATGAAAACTTGTTTCACGCAAAGTGGAATTTACCACAAGCAGCTAAGCATTGTGGGATGAGTCAAAAGGAAATGAAACTCACTTTCTTTGAATATGTGAAATATCACCCACCAACTTACATCAAATAAATACATAAAGGTGGGACTGATTCTATGAAGTATAGAATTGATACTAGATACGTTTGGTACAATAAAGGATCACAATTAGTCCTCATGTACTTCATAAATCAGATTCCCTTTACTTTTGATGATGTTCATGATAGTCTTATGTACGATCTAGAACTTATTGAACTAGCAGACAATGAAAGACGCTTTGAACCAGAAGATTTATACAAATCATCATTCTATTTGATTGATGAGGAGTGCCATCCTCTTATGTTTGACGTTGAACTGGAAAATCCAGAAATGTTGCCTGTTGATTAATGCCCTTGTAGCTCAGTGGTAGAGCAATGGTTTTGTAAACCATTGGTCGTCTGTTCGAATCAGATCGGGGGCTCTGAGTTCCATAAAACTCCAAAATGTCACTTATTTCACAAACAGACCGCCAAATGGTCATTGAAGCACTTGAATATTATGTTCAAAAACTTAAGGAGGATACCAGTTCTTCAAATTTTTCAGTCACTGATTACCAAACACTTCTTAACTGGATTGAGTTAGAATATTTCAAACATGGAAATTGATATTCATATTGATCCATTTCCATATATTAGAATTTTTGATTTTTATTCAGATGAAGAATTAAAATTAATATGGGAAGAACTAGAATTTATCCTAAATTATCGTATAATAGATGGTCCAGAAAAAACTGGAACAGCAATTCAGGATGGAATTATTCTAAAACAGAACAAAGGAATTTTTTTGGATAATCTATATTTGGACAGAAATACTTCAAATATTTTAACTATAAACAGAAATATTTTTTTGACAATCGTAAACATAATAAATGAATATGATTTTGGGATTTTTAATAATAGTTTACGATGTATCAATTGGGATACTACGTTAATTTCATATTATGAAAATTCAGATCACTATAAAAAACATTACGACATTTCATCATTTACTTGCTTGACTTGGTTTTTCAAAAAACCTAAAAAATTTTCTGGTGGTGATTTAATTTTTCCAAACTTCAATTTAAAAATAGAAGTAGAAGACAATTCACTTATACTTTTCCCTTCATGTGTTGATCATGAAGTTTCTGAAGTAAAAATGAATCCAGAAGATATGGGAAAAAAATTGGGTAGAGTTTGCATGTCTCAATTTATGGGTCATTCTAACGTAAATCATTCAAATTAGAAATTTATAAAAATGAAAATCAATCTTTGGTATTGTGAATCAATGAAACAGTGGCGATGGACTCTCACTGACAATTCTCGCCCAGTTGTTAGGCAAGAATCGGGACAACAACCATTTCTTCGTGATGCAATGAATGATGTTGCAACTACCGTAGAATATATGTTAGAATGCAAACAAAGTGAGTAAAAATACTTAAATGAAATCAGATTTTTACATAGATAGGGTAGGTAAGGAAGACATCAAAAATCTTCTTTATACCCATCATTATCTTAAAGACGAATCTAAAGATTTTAAATCTGGTTTCAACTATGGGCTTTTCAGATCCTCGGTTTCTGACATTCTTAGGGTTGGTGGTTGCCTGGGTGCTTGTGTCTTTACTGGCCTGCCCGTCCCAGAAATAGCAGTCGGTGCTTTTGGTTTAGAAAGAAACCAACAAGAGGGAATATATGAATTATCCAGACTTTGCATACACCCAGATTTACAAAAAGAAGAATACAACATCACATCCTGGTTCGTAAGTCGTTGCATTAGGAGATTTAAGAAAGATGCCTCAGTTCGTGCTATTCTTAGTTACGCTGACTCTGGTCACCACACTGGAGTTATATACAGAGCTTGCAATTTTCAATACTACGGTCTGACCGATAAGAAATCAGACTTCTGGATTAAACAACCCGATGAATCATTTATTAAACATTCTAGAGGTCCTATAAAGGGGCAAGAAGGTGAATGGAGAGAAAGAACAAGAAAACATAGGTACTTGATGATCTTTGATAAAGAACTTGAAAAAAAGTTGAAATGGGAAAAAGAACAATGGTAAACCTCCGAGAAATTGGGGGTTTTGTTGTTGATAAATAACTTATAACGGAACTACAAGTGTTAATAAAATGGGTCTTTCTAGATTAGATAATTTTCTAAAGAGCACAAAGGGAGAAATACTCTACGTTGATCCTTCAAGTATTGACTCCACAGATAGTATAGAGAATAAGGGCAATTCATTAACAAGACCATTCAAAACTCTCCAAAGAGCACTGATAGAGGCTGCTAGATTTTCCTATCAGGGTGGGGATAGAAATGATAGGTTTGAAAAAACTACTATTCTCCTATATCCAGGTGAGCACATCATTGATAACAGACCTGGTTGGATTCCCGATGGTTCAAGTAACTTCCGTCTAAGAGATGGCACAACGTCCAATCTTTTCACGGAGTTTAACTTAGATACAAATTTCAATATCAATTCCACAGGAAATGCATTATATAAACTGAATAGTATTCGTGGTGGAGTAATTGTTCCTCGTGGTGTTTCTATTGTTGGAATAGACCTAAGAAAAACAAAAGTAAAACCAAAATATGTTCCAGATCCAGAAAATGTTAACATTGAAAGATCTGCTATCTTCAGATTAACCGGTGCTTGTTTCCTGAACAATTTCAGCGTTTTTGATGCCAGTCCATCAGGAACTGCTTTTAAAGATTATACTTCAAACTTATTTGTACCTAACTTTTCTCACCATAAATTAACTGTTTTTGAATATGCAGATGGAGTAAATCCAGTTGTTATTGATGATGAATTCCAGACATATTCAACTACCAGAACAGATCTGGATATGTATTATGAAAAAGTTGGTTTGGCATATGGACAATCCAGTGGAAGAGAAATCTTCCCAGATTATCCAACAAACCCAATAGATATTCAAGCAAAAGTTGATGAATATAGAATTGTTGGTTCTCAGGGAGTTGAGGTTGGAATTACTTCAATTAAGGCTGGTGATGGAGCAATTACATCAAATGTAATCACTGCAACTCTATCAGAAGCAATACCAGATTTATCTGTAGATACTCCCATTCAAATACAAGGGATTGGTCCGTCTGGTTACAATGGACAATTTATAATATCTGCTGTTAATGGTGAAACAGAATTACAATATAAAGTACAAAATCCACCATCAAATCCACAACCAACATCATTGGGTGGAGCAACTGCAAGTGTTGTTGTTGATACTGTAACATCAGCATCACCATATGTTTACAGCGTATCTCTGAGATCCGTATTTGGTATGTGTGGAATGTGGGCAGATGGTGCCAAGGCAACAGGATTTAAGTCTATGGTTGTTGCCCAATTTACTGGAATCAGCTTACAGAAAGATCCCAATGCCTTTATAAAGTATAATTCTGATACTGGAACTTATGAGGGAAAGAACTCTCCAGGAAATTCAAACTTAAATACAGATTCCAGAGCAATTTATAGACCATCATATGAAAACTGGCACATTAGAGCAAGTAATAATTCATTCATTCAAATCGTTTCCGTTTTTGCTATCGGATACGCAAAACATTTTTACGCTGACAGTGGCGGCGATTTCTCAATCACTAACTCAAACTCCAACTTCGGTAATACATCCATATTCTCATCTGGATTTAGAGATGAAGCATTCTTAAGAGATGATGTTGGATACATAACTCACGTTATACCACCAAGAATTCCAGATACTACAGAAATAACAACAGAATTTGGATCTATCGACGTTCTAACCACTGTTGGAGTTGCAAATAGCACAAGATTATATCTTTATAATGAAACAAACCAAAATGTCATTCCACCTTATATAATAGATGGATATAGAATTGGTGCGAAAAGAAATGATACTCTGAATGTAAATATCCCAGTTGCAGGTATATCATCAACATATTCTGCCAGAATTATTATACCAAACACTCAGGGAACTGGTAGCGAGGCAACAAGAGAAAAAATAAATTATGTCGCTAGATCGGGATCTTCAAACAATATCAATACAAGCACATATACTATTACGCTAGAATCTACAAATACATTTATTAATGGTGAAAAAATTAGGGTAATTAGTGATAATGGAGAACTGCCCGATGGAATTACCCCAAATCAAGTTTATTATGCAATCACAACTTCTGATGATTTCACTAATTCAAGTCAGATTAAATTAGCACAAACTTTTAATGATGCTTTGAATGATAGAGCAGTTCAAATTAACAACAGAGGTGGAGTTCTGAAGGTTGTAAGTAGAGTATCCGATAAAATTCCTGGAGAATCTGGACATCCAATTGTTTGGGATAGTTCTGTTAACCAGTGGTATTTAAATGTTTCTCCTACTGTAAACACGATTTATAATGCACTTGTTCAATTCGGAACTGGTTACCTAGGTACTGCGACTCCAAGAACTTTCATTATTAGAAAACCAGACACAAGGAATCTACTTGATACGATTTATAGAGTTAGATATGTTATTCCATCCAGCTCATCAATTACTTCCAGACCTCCTGTAGAAGGATTTATCGTCCAAGAATCAAATTCCACTATCGGAAGTACAACAACAGAAATTCAAAAATATTTTAGTACCTTAACGGTCGATCTTTCTGATCTATCGGAACTTAGAAATTTCAAACTTGTTGCGGATGCAACTTGGTCTTCAAATTTTGCGACAATAAGAACGGAACTTCCCCACAATTTCTCAGTCGGTGACAGTGTAGAACTATACAACATTAGAAGCACTCTTAATACTGATGGATCTGAAAACCAAGGGTTCAATGGGAAGTTTACAGTAACTTCTATTATTTCTAGAAAAGAATTTGCCTATGAATTAACAACTAATCCAGGAACATTCACAAGTGATACTTCATTAAGAACAACGTCATTACCAAGAGTTTCCAGAAGAAAATTGAGTGGAATTTATTCAATATACAAAGCAGAAGAAACTCAAAAATACATTAAAGGTGAGAAAGATGGTATTTACCACTTAACCTTGGTAAACGCATCCAATTCACCATCAGCGGAAGAATTTAGTTCACTTAAATTCTCACAACCAATCCAATATCTGTATCCACAATCAAACAGAGATGAACCAATAGGTGATCCAGAACCAGCTGCATCTAGTGCTGTATCTAGTTTGATTGGACAAGTAGTTATTAATGATCCACACACATCTCTTACAAGAGAAACACTTGAATCAAACCTAAAAGATTTTGGTGTAGGAATTGCAGTTACAAATATTGTATCAAACGCTCAGGGAACAGTTCATACATTTTATTCAAAAATTGATCACGGACTGAATCGTGCAGTTAGTGTTTCAATTGTAAGTTCCGGTTCAAATTATGGAACTGGCATAGGTGCAACCCAAGTATTGTATAATGCAAAACTGGTAAGTGAAACTGGTGGAGGAACTGGTGAAAACGCAACCGCAAGAGTTACTGTTAATGGATCTGGACAAATAACAGATGTTAAGATAATGGATGGAGGAAACTCCTATGGAATAGGAAATACATTTGCGATCGTTGGAATAGCAACAACCACAAATCACTTCAGAGGTGTTGTTTCTATTGCACAAATTAATGATAATGTTGGAGATAATTTTGCTTTAAGTGGGATTAGAGATAAAAATTATTCTCAATATAATGGAGTTTATAGAATTACTTCAGTACCATCCACTACTCCAAAAATAATACAAGCAGTATCTGTAAACCCAATATCTTCTCCCGCGACTGGTGGAATTAGTTCTTCCATTCTAAGTAGATCTCAGATAGCACTGACAGGAAAATCACAATCAGTATCTACCTTTACATATGATAATGTAAGTGGTATTGCTACTGTCATAACTTCAAATGCTCACGGTTTAAGAAAGGATAATAGAGTTATTCTTTCTGGTGCTGATAATTCATTGTTCAATAATTCATTTATTATTGATAGAATCGTTGGTCTTTCAACATTCGTTGTTAATGTTGGAACTTCAGCAACAGTAGTTGGAACATCTGGAACAATCGTTGCGAACTATGAAGGATTTAATTCTAGAAGTGGTTCTATAAACCAAGATAATGAAAATACTGATGGTAGAATGATAACTGTTTATGGAAACATAACAGCAACGCTTTCTACAGAAATTTCTAACTTAACTACAGATGAAGTTTTCATCTCTAACCTAACAAATTATGATTTTAATATTGGGGATTTCCTCATTATTGATGATGAAATTATGAGAATTTCTAGACAAGTTCCAACCACATTAGGTTCTCCAATAAAAGTCTTTAGAGGCATTCTGGGAACAAAAAGAGGTACTCACGTTACTGGATCTGTAGTAAAGAGAATTAATGTTTATCCAGTTGAATTTAGAAGAAATACAATCGTAAGAGCATCTGGACATACATTTGAATATGTTGGATATGGACCAGGAAACTATTCAACAGCATTCCCAGATAAGCAGGATAGGCAAATAAGCGATCAAGAAGAACTCTTATCAATATCTAAGAAAGATTCTGGTGGAACTATTGTTTTCAATGGAATCAATAGTGATGGTGATTATTATATTGGAAATAAGAAAATTAATTCTTCAACTGGTCAAGAAGAAGTCTTTGATACTCCAATTCCTACCACAACTGGGGAAGAAATTGTAGAGACAGATTCTTCCATTGGATTTGATGTTATTTCACCACTAGAAGTTTCAGTAAGTAGATCAATTAGAGTTGAAGGTGGGCCCGATAAGACTATCATTTCAGAATTTGGTGGACCAGTTATCTTTAATAACAAGATCACATCAAATTCTCCAAAGGGAATAGAATCTCATTCTCTATTCTTACAAGGTGATGCAAGAATTTCGAGAAAATACACTGTTGGCATATCAACTCCATCAGATTCATCAAACCCTGGCGATGTAACATTTAGATCAGATCCAACAGCGGGTGATAATATTGGATGGGTCTTCACTGGAAAGAATCACTGGTATCCCTTTGGATATATTAGTGTTGAGAAGGATGCTAATGTTCAAGTATTTGACAAAATTGGAATTGGTGTAACAAGTCCAAATAATTACTTACTACAAGTTGGAAGTGCTACCAGTTCATTCTACATCAATAATACGGGAAATGTTGCAATCAATACTACACCAAACCCATCTTATGCACTCAATGTTAATGGTGTCATATACGGTGATGGATCTGGACTCTTTAATGTTTCAGATGTTTGGGAAGGCGATGCAGTTGGTGTTCACACAACTACACCAGTCGGTGTTGGTACTACTAGTGCTAGGGCAGGATTTGGTTTATATGTTGAAGGAAGTGCTGCCTTCAATGGTTCTCTGAGAGTTTATGAGATCATTGAAAAAGCAACCATTAGCACTTCAATATTAACTACAGGATCTGATGTTAATATTGATCTTGGCGATAATAATGTTTATTACTTCACAAATAATGCCACCGGAAATTGGTCGCTAAACTTCAGAGGTGGAGTTGGACTAGCACTGACAAGTTTCTTGAGCAAGGGTGAATCTATGACAGTTGCTGTTCTAACAACTCAAGGTGCTACACCATATTATAATAACTCAGTTAAAATTGATAGTGTTTCTATAACTCCAAAATATTATGGAGGATCTGCAATTACATCAGGAAATGCGAATAGTTTGGATTCGTATACTTATGTTGTAATTAGAAAAGATTCGACAGGAAATCCATCCGCTGACTTTACTATTCTTTATTCACAGTCTCAGTATTCATAATTTAGGAGGTAAAACTGATGCCATTATTAGGTTCTTACGGCGGTTCTTCTGAATATGCGTATAGGGGAACTATTGATGATTTCCCAAATGATTTCTCCTTTACAAATCAAACAGACGCTATACCGGGAGATTTATTTACTTCAAATCAAGTAACAATCACTGGTATAAACAATAGAGCACTTGTAAGAGTTTCTACTGGGGCATCAGTTTCAGTTAATGGTGGATCCTATGTAATCCCAACAGAGGCATCTCCAGTTTTTATATTTAATAACCAGACATTATCTGTAAGAATACCCTCAACTTCAGGTCAATTAACTGATTTTAATAAGTTATATTCGGCTAATGTTAGTGTGGGTAAAAAAACTGCTTCATGGGAAGTTAGAACTAAAATAGTAGATGTTGATCCCACACCATTTACGTTTATAAATCAAACAAATGGAGAAATTGGTGTTGGGTATACTAGTAATGAAATAACTGTATCTGGTCTTGAATCTGGTTTCTCATTCCCAGCAGACATTACTTCTGGATCTGGTCAAATAATTAAGAACGGTGGAACTGGAGTTCCATCTGTAAGTGTTGTAAATGGAGATAGAATTTATCTAAGACTCATTTCCCCATTTGAATATTCAAACTTTCCAACTGGATCTGGAACAAAAACTAATAGCACAACAGTTAGAGTTGGATCTTATTCAACTTCTTGGTCAGTTTCATCCAGAGATGTTGATTTATTCATTGATCCTTTTGATTTTAATGACATTAATAATGCCTTAGTTTCATCAGTTTATGAAGCATTTTCTGTTAATACTTCGGGTATAGTTACTACGATAACTGGAGCAGACCAAGGAATATCTCTTGTAACCGCAGTAACTGGATGTGAATTGAGAGTCGAACAACCAGCAGCTGGTGGTGGATTTAGTATTAGAAGACCTTTCAGCACCGCAAATGCGATAGTTTTTAATGGAGATAGATTAACCGCAAGAATAACAACATCAGGTAATTTTTCTGAAACTAAAGTTGGAATTGTCACAGTTTCTAGTTTTGCGGGAAGATTCATAGTTACGACTCGCCCAAGACCTATTGATACTATTCCAGATCCTTTCACATTTACAGATATACCTTCCCAAACGAGAGGATCTACTGTAGATAGTAATGAAATTACTTTGGTTGGAATGTCAACTTTTACTGATGAGGGAGTTGCATCATTAACTACTGGAACTAATGGCGGAAATGCTCAGTTCCAAGTAACCAGAGGAACTCAAGTTCTTAGAAATTACACTGGGATAGGGACTTATCCTGTTAGAAATGGGGATAAAATCAAGTTAAGAATCACAGCATCTTCAGAACCAAATATTACTAGAACAGCAACATTTAGAGTTGATGGTATTGATACAAATTTAGTTATTACTGGAACAACTGGATTTAGGGATGATGTGTGGAGTGTAACATCAGCGGTAAGAAGTTGTGATATTACCGAGTTTACGCTTCCAACCGTAAGTAATGCACCTAGGAGTACAGCACAAACAACCACATTTACTGTGGGTGGTTTTCAGTCTGATTGTGGGATGGTAGTAAGTACCAATTTGGGATCTCTTTCTGTTGATGGCGGTCAAACATTTGGAAACAATTTATCAGTTTCTCCAGGAACAGTGGTAACACTTAGGGTTACATCTTCAGCATCTTTTGGGGCATCAACAGTTGCCACCGTCACAGTTTCTAACTCATCGACTGGAGTTCTTCCAAATAAAACATATAGTGCTACTTGGACAATCAATACAGTTCAGGATACTACTCCAGCATCAGTTACAATATCAGCATCTCCAACTTCAATAACAATTGGACAATCTACAAGGTTAACTTGGTCTTCTGTTAATGCGACGGAGGTTGTAACAAGTAGCGGTCAAGGATTTTCTTTAACATCAACACAATTAAGTGGATCTAATGTTCCAGTAACTCCAACAAGTTTAGGTAATCAAACTTATTCAATAACAGTTAGGAGTAATCCTTCGGCATCAAACGCCGCAACTTCACCTACAGTATCAAATTCAGTTACCGTTTCAGTTACTGAAGATACTACTCCAGATTCTTTTTCATTGTCACCATCTAGTTTTACATCCCAAAACAAAGGTGCGGAGGTTAGTGCTACGGCCCAATCTAGCACAAATTCTTCAGTTAGTGTCTCTGGATTAACAGCAAATACCACTGTTAGCGCATCTATATCAGGACAAGCTTCTGGATTTACTGTCAATAATGGTGGTAGGGTGACTACGGCAAATGTAAAAAATGGCGATGTTATCAGAGTTTTTATAACTAATAGTTCAAATCAAGACACTCTGGTCAGCGGAACACTTAATATTGGAACTCAATCAAGTTCATTTACATCAAGAACAACTGCTTGTAGTGTTCCAACGAATCAAAAATTTTATGCTAATAATGCAGTTACCGTAAACTTTAAGGCGGCAACCGTACAACCAAATTCACAATCTCTAAACTTATATACATCCAAGATTGGTGGTGGAACCCAGGCCAGAGCTGGCGTTACAGGAGCAAAAGCGTATACAACTACCTCTATACCTAGTATACCCAATGGCGTCACATCAATACAAGTTGCCTTAGTTGGTGGTGGAGGTGCTGGTGGAAATGCTAAAGGTGGAGGAGCTGGAGGAACTGTTCAGGCAACAGTGCCAGTTTCAGGAGGACAAAGCGTTACAGTTGAAGTGGCCGCATCTGGTGGGCCTGGCAATGGAGCTTCTTCCAGAATACTAGTAGGTGGTTCTGAGGCCGTGAGAGCTCTCGGTGGACAATCTGGCAATATCGGCGGCGCCGGCGGAGGAGGTACAATTACTTTAGGTTCCGGCACCGTAACTCCCGGAGGCAATTCTTCTGGTAAAACTGGAGGAACCACAAGTCCGACAGGAGGAACTGCAGGACAACCTGCAAGTGGTAATAATGGTGGTGGTGGAACTGGTGGAGGAGTGATCTTTACTGAGAACCCCAATGGTGGGATAAATTTGACTGCCAATAATGGTCAAAGTAATAGTGGCAATACTGGATTTGGACTTCAAGGCAGTAATGGTGGTGGTTCCGGAGGATCTGGATTAAGCAATTTTCCAGGATTGCCACCTAACACATTTGCCGCAAATTCCTCTTCTGGTAGAGGAGGAGCAGCCGTATTTTATCAATCATCCCCATCTTCCGCCATAACTTGGGATAACGTAATTGATACCATCGTTACAGCATTCAACACATATAAAAGGAGACCGCCAAGTGATAGTGAAATGGATACTTATACTACTAGGTTCATCGGAACTGCTTCAGTAACTCTTTCTTCTCTAGATGGTGAGATAAGAGATAGCACAATTCCTGTAGCAACATCATTCACTGATAGTTGCGGAGGAAATTTCTAAATATAAAAAACACTACGGGGGAGAGTGAACCCAAATGACAGTAAGCAAGAATTTTGTAGTTAAAAGAGGTTTAGAAGTTGGCGGTGATACTTTATTCGCAAATAGTGTCACCGATAGAGTTGGCGTTGGAACCACAAATCCAACAAGCACTCTTACAGTTAAAGGAAATACAGCACTAGAAGATCTAACTGTTTCTGGTGTTTCCACATTTTCAAGTAGAGTAGCAATAGGAACATCAAATCCAGTATCTTCTCTTACTGTTGCTGGAAGTGGAACATCAACATCTCAACTTTTTGTAACTGGTCTTTCCACTTTCCATAACAATGCATTTATCGCAAGTGATAATAGATTATATTTTGGTGCTGAAACTTTATCAATCTCTTTTCAATCAACACCTTCAGTATCAAATTATATTGAAACCTTTGATCACGTTCCCCTAAACATCGTCACTGAAGATCTTACTGTTGGGGCTTCAGATGGTGAAAAATTTGCAAACTTTAGGATCAATAGTTCCGTCTCACTTTACTATGATAACGCTAAGAAGTTTGAAACATCTGGTCTTGGTGTAACAGTTACTGGAGTTACATCTACCACATATCTTTACGCAACTGGTATTTCAACATTTATTGATGGTCCTGTCTTTATTGGTTCTGCAGTTACAACAGGGACAGCATTACAGAGACTACAGGTAACTGGCGGTGGTTATTTCTCCAGTCCTGTTGGAATAGGCATTACAAACCCATCAAATACTCTTACAGTTGTTGGTAGCGGAACATCAACAGCACAACTTTATGTTGTTGGATTCTCAACATTCGTAGGTTATTCTACCTTCAGAGATTACGTCAACATTGAAGATGGAGTATTTGTTGCTGGAGTTTCTACATTCGTTGGTTATTCCACTTTCAGAGATTATGTTAATATTGAAGATGGGTTAAATGTATCTGGTGTCTCCACATTCGTTGGATATTCTACCTTTAGAGATTATGTAAACGTTGAGGATGGATTGAATGTCCTGGGCATTTCCACCTTCGTTGGTTATTCAACATTTAGAGATTACGTAAACATTGAAGATGGTTTAAATGTTGCTGGAATCTCCACTTTCGTCGGTTATTCCACCTTTAGAGATTACGTTAATATTGAGGATGGATTGAATGTAAGTGGTGTTTCCACATTCGTCGGATATTCCACCTTTAGAGATTATGTAAACATTGAAGACGGTTTAAATGTTTCTGGAATTTCTACGTTCGTTGGATTCTCCACATTCCAAGATTACGTAAATATCCAAGATGGATTAAATGTTTCTGGAGTATCTACTTTTACCAATAATGTGAATATTTCCGGTAATACTTTAATTACTGGTGTTACAACATCATCTAGTGGATTTAGTGGAAATCTAACTGGAAATGTAACAGGAAATCTAAACTCTTCTGGTGTCAATACGGCAACAACAATTTCTGGAACTAGTTTAACTTATAATACGGGTAATTTAACCACTGGAAATATAGTAACAGGTATTGTAACTACTCTAAGCGGAACTAATCTTAATTATAGTGGAGTTACAACAACTGGAATATTAAACGTAGGGACTGGTGGAACAGTAATTACCACAACTTCTGGGGGTAATGTTGGACTTGGAACAAATCCAACATCAAAACTTCACGTAATTGGTGATGCTCTTATATCTGGCATTTCTACTGCCAACTCTTTTAGGGCAAGAGGTGGTGCTCCAGGTGCTTTAGGTGTCAATAATAATGGATATGGATTCTTTGGGTCTGGGGATAACGATTCTGGAATGTATAGTTCTGCTGATGGGCAAGTAGAATTTTATTCCAATTCAGTTGAAATATTCAGATATAATACTACTAGTGTTGGTATAGGAACTACAATTCCAGTATCAAAATTATCAGTTGTTGGTGGTGATGCTTCTGTTGGTATTGATACCTCACAAGGTATCATTCTTACATCACCTAATGGTACTAGATATCGCCTCTTTGTTGAAAATGACGGTACTCTGAAGACCGTTGCTGTTTGATTGACAGATTGAGTTGAACATTATAGAATAACTTTGAATATTTAATTTTTTATTAATGGCATATCAATCATATTGGTATAACACAAATCTTCCACAAGAGATTATAGATATCATTATTAAAGATCTCAAAAACAATAAAGCGGATGATTTATTTGAAGAATCTACATTGACTGGTGGATTGATAGACCACAATAAGAGAAAATCCAAAAATACTTGGATTGGAACTAGTCATTGGTTAGGTGGTTTTCTTTGGTATTACATTGATAAAATAAATCAAGAAAATTTTAGATATGACTTATCTGGAATAGATAATGACTCAATTCAATACACTCAATATGAAGAGGGTGAATTTTATAACTGGCACGTAGACTCTTCATTTTCACAATTATATGAATTGAGCAGCACAAAAAGTAGCTTTATTGATGAAAGTAGTCTTCAGAATGATTCTAATGATTTTTTGAAGGCAAATACAGAATCTATCAGAAAACTTTCATTCATAGTTCAACTATCTGATCCAAATTCTTATGAAGGTGGTGATGTACAATTAATAGATGATAATGATCTCATGTACACTGTTCCAAGAGAACAAGGATCTATAATTCTTTTTGATTCAAGAACTAGACACCGAGTTCGTAAAGTAAAGAAAGGAACTAGAAGAAGTTTGGTTGGATGGTGTGTTGGTCCTCGCTGGAGATAAACCACTTTAAAAACTGCCACAGTCACCCCTCAGAGGCGCTCTGAGGGGTTTTATAGTATCTACAGTTATCAAACCCTACCTTGTATTCTAATTTGGATCGTCTGCTGTTTGTTGGTTCGTTCCTGGTCCTGATGAACTGGGGTGTTCGTGTGACTCAGGTGGTTATTAATGGTTTCTTCTGATACTTGACAAAGGTAAATAAATGTTGCTACAATACCTTTGTTGGGGTTCAAGAAAAGTTATATGAAGTTTACTTTAAGTATCGGTAACCCTCCATATGGTGTTGGAGGAAACCTAGCAATCAGATTCTTAAACAAGAACGCAGAGTTATCGGACAATGTTTGGTTAGTTCTACCAACATCAGTAAGAAAACCATCATCACTGAATAAGATTCATTCACATCTACATTGCGTTCTAGATGAAGATCTAGACCCCTCTACTTTCCCTAATGGCATCAGTGCAGTGAAGCAATACTGGGAAGTCAAAAACACATCTAGGTTTGATGTGGGTGTGGGTAGAATACATATGCACAAAGAACATCCTGACTTTGAGTTTCTTCCTTATGAGAGGAGATTTGAAGCAGATGTTTTTGTAGGTGAGTATGGTTGTGGTCCAAGTGGTAGAGTTAAAACAAAGAACTTTACTCACTATGCAAAGGGACATCATTTCCTCAAAGTAAGGGATCCAGAAGTTATAGATAATCTGCTAGAATTTGCTCCTAGATTCAGAGAGGCAGCAAATCAATGTAATGGCAGATATCACTTTGGTAAGAATGATCTGATTTCAACTTATATTCAATGTCTAGAAGAAAAGAATGAAAAAGAATAAACATAATATTGAAACTGGATCTACAATTGAAAGATCTGATGAGCGGATTAAAGAGACTCAAGAAGTCTTTACTCCGATGGATCTTGTTGAGAATATGGTAAATGATATTCCAGAAGAAATGTTGAAAGATCCTTCTAGCACATTCCTAGACAACTCTGCAGGATCTGGTAATTTTATTGTTGCACTGAAGAATAAACTTCTACAATATCACTCAGAGGAGCACGTCATTAATCATATGCTCTATGCAGTAGAACTGATGGAGGATAATCACAAGGAACTTTGTGATCGTGTGGGGGTTTCTACAGATCATCCTCACTATATTTGTGCTGATGCATTAGAGTATGATTATTCATTTGGAGAACTTATCGGTATTGAAAAGTTTTTCTAATGAGTTCAGGGGTTGACGGGGCACTGGTTTCATCGTATATTGATCTCGTGGTTGAGGCACTGGCGCCGAAACCCAAAATGGACACACTGCCGAATTTCTTTTACTATGGAAACTCAAAAACTAAATCAAGGAATCCGAATTCCTCAGCAATACGTTGCTATCCCCAAAGACAGTTCTCTGTATGAACTGAAAGCACAGATTGAAACTTATGTGCGCCCAGAATACGAGACTGCAGAATATGTTCGCACTGAAATCGTTTCTACTGGTGCATTCAAACTGCGAAAGAATGTAGGACGATTCAAGGGTAATGATGCAAAAGTGTATGAGACCGTTGCAAAATCCTTAGAGAAGGGATACAAGCAAGGTAAACTTCCTCCCATCGTTCTCGAGAATTCCGAAACGAATGAACTTGAGAACTGGTTGCTGAATGGTAACCACCGTTGGATGTGGTATTGCAACAACGGATATGCCTGGATGATCGTTGATGTCTATCGCATCAAACCTGGATTTGATGAAGGTGATGTGATGGATGAAGTTGGTCTTCTGCACCAACCACAACCCGATGGTTCCAGTTCTGTTTTTGATGACTATAAAGCACGAGGTATTGCTTGGGTGCAACGCCAGAAACTGGAGGATCTGGTTGTGACTCAGGAAGATGTTGATTCTTGGGTTGATAAGTATGCCAAGAACGAAACTTCCCTAACTCGCACCAACCTGAAGAGGGCAATCTTCAACAACACTGAGAAGAATTCTTTTCTCACCAACTACACTCGTTCTCAGGTGATTCGCCTATTCAAGGATTGCAACATTGTAATTCTTGATAAGAACGATCAAATCGTGACTAATGTTGTTGATCGCCTGTTTGAGGCAGGTCAAGATGTGTGGATTCGTGATTTCCTTCCCACTTTCCTCCGAGATGCTGCTCGTGGCGTCAAAACCCGCCTGAACTTCTATGTGAATACTACTCACGCAAAGGATGGACTTGCAGTTCTCAAGATGATTGAGAACCGTATCAACCAACTGGAGGATATTCTGACCAATCTTGATGCCATCAACGGCACTGGTGCGGTGCTACGATCTTTCCTGATCTATGGTTCTCGCCCTCCACACATTGTGGATACTGATCCCTCCGATACTCTGGTTCCCATCCAGTAATCCACTTTCATAACTGTCACACGGGGTCCTGCGGGACCCCTTTTTGTGCTATAATAGTCCCATACGCGATGAACCCAATGAACTTTGATCTCCTTCGCCCTCACCAGCAGCGCGGCACCAATGCCATGCTCAAGTACCGCAAGGGACAGATCATTGTTCCTACTGGTGGTGGCAAGACTCTGAAGATGATCTATGATGCCATTCGCCAACTGCTTTCTGACACTCCTCAGACCATTGTAGTGGTTGCTCCCCGCATTCTCCTGGCAGAGCAATTGTCCTCCGAGTTTCTTGAGCACATCACCAACGCAAAAGTATTCCACATTCACAGTGGCGAAACTCATCACGAGTCTTCTACTCGCCCCTATGAGATCCGCCAGTGGGTTGAGAACAATGCTTCCTCCCACAAACTGATCTTCACCACCTATCATTCCCTTTCTCGCCTTCAGGTGGCAGGGATTGCTGTTGACACCATTTACTTTGATGAGGCACACAACAGCGTTCAGCGCCACTTCTTCCCTGCTACTGAGCACTTTGCTGCTGAGGCACAACGCTGCTACTTCTTCACTGCCACTCCTAAGCACTCGCTTGCTGTTGGCAAACCTGGTATGAATGACTCCTCTGTTTATGGGCAGGTGATCTGTAAGGTTCCTGCTCCCGAGTTGGTTCAGGGTGGTTACATTGTGCCTCCTAAGGTTGTTGTCAAGCAACTGGAGATGGTTAAGGGCAAGCAAACCAACTACGATCGGGATGCCGAGAATCTTCTGGAAACCATTGATGACAATGAGGTTGGTAAGATTCTGATCTGTGCCAAGGCAACTAAGCAGATCGTTGCTCTGGTTTCCGAGACTGATTTCTGCAAGGAACTGGAGGATCGTGGTTACTCTTGGATGTACATCACCGCCAAGACTGGTGCTGTGATTGATGGTCAGAAGGTGAATCGTGACGTGTTCTTTGACACTCTGAGTGCCTGGGGCAAGGACAACGACAAGAAGTTTGTTGTTCTTCACCACAGCATCCTGAGTGAGGGCATCAATGTGTCTGGTTTGGAGGCAGTTCTGTTCATGCGCAATATGGACTACATTGGCATCTCTCAGACCATTGGGCGTGCTATTCGCCTTCACCACGATGATGCCAAGGGTCTCCGCGATGGCAGCATCCAACCTGGCAACCTGAACCAATACACCAAGAGTTTCGGTCTGGTGTGTGTGCCCGTTTACAGCAAGGTGGGCATCAGCACCGCCAAGTCGGTTCAGGCAGTGGTGGATACCATCTTCCAGAAGGGCGAACCTGCCGTATCGGTGGTGCGCCGCTGAGCACTGACCCCCACCTATGGTGGGGGAAACCCTGATTTTTCTGCAATTTACCCGCAACCGACCTATGGCACCTTCACCGCAACCAAACCACCGATTTTTCTAAAAGTATAATGAAAGAAGGATTTGTCACTAAAGACGGATATGCTGCCGTCCCATATGGAAACCAATTGATTGTAATTTACAATGGAGAACAGTTAAAACTGTGCAGGACAGTATCATCTGCCAATAAATTCATCAAAGATCACCGTGCCAATCCAAAAAGTGGCACAGTGTTCATTTGACCAGCACCAACCCAGAGTAGAATTCAAGTTCATTCAACCCATTATGAAAACCAAATCAAAGTTCGTTTGCGTCAGTCCACTATCAAGCAAGGCAAAGAACAGGTTTGCCAATCAGATGGAGAAGTTTCATTCTTGTCTTGTTGAGCAAGAAACTGATGATATGCTATTCCTTGCTTCCCTGAATAAGCAATACTTCTTCTGGGTGCCAAAGAAAGGTAATGAGCACTGGAAGGTTGAAAAGTGATTTAGAATTAAACTATCTTAAATAGTAGTAGAATAGGAGAAAACTATGGTTGCTCTGTTACTCACAACAACCATATCATGCACACAAGCGTTGAGTATTGTTCACCGTCTTGTTAGTGTTGTAGGACTTACTGAAGTTCAAAAATCCGAAATTATCCAAGAAGTCCGTAAAGTTATTCCTTCCTGCCCCATTAAAGTAGTAAAAAAATGAATGAAGAAACTCAAACTGAAAAGTGGAATCGCGGACTGACTCTCTTTGAGGAAAGTGTGCTCAAACCAGATGCTGAACTTCGCAACTGTGCTCACAATCAACTTTGTTACAATGAACTCATGGCAGTTCGTGAGAATGTGTTAGAATATCTTAAAACATTAAGACAATGAATGTTTCATACATTTACTTTATTATCTTCTTTTGTGTTGGTTACTTGATTGTAACAGATCAATCCGTAGCGAGGGCATTCTATATGCTTACTCAATTGGCAAGAGTAGAATATGAAAAGGTAAAGTGGTGGATCTTACACAATCCAGCAAATCCTATTGTAAAGTATATGATGTGGAGACGAGCATATAGACTTGCGAAAGAACTACAACAAGAGTTAGAATCAAGAAATAAATAATCATTATCTTAATAATACATATGCTCTCTACGCAATACCGCATTCGCCTTGAAGAAATCTGCAACAAAATTGCGATGCACAAGGAAGTGGGTTTGGAAGATATGATTTGGGCAGAGAAATTGGCAAAGGCAAATAGATCAGCTGCAACTATTCTCAGGCAAGCGAGACGCCGTGCTGCCAACCCCGATATGAAAGAGGGCAGTTTAGATGACTTTATGAACGCACTGGACTTAGGTGATCCTGATCCTTCAAATCATCGCACAGGATTCAATGGTGCTGATGATATTATTGACTTCTTTACTGGGGACAAACCAGACGATTGGAGACAAAGAGACTGATGAAGTATCTTATTTTTGTTATGGCATTTATGGCACTTCCAGCGAATGCCATCACTTGGAATCAGTTCTGGAGACCATTTGAGAATGGAGCATACTATCGTAGTCCTGTTTACTACGCTCCACGCCCAGTATGCACCCAACTTGTCCATCGTGAACAATATATTCCAGGTAATGAATGGAGACACGGATATGTAAGAACTTGGACTGAAAGGGTATATGTTCCTTGCGGATATCATTAGAACCTAGATAATGTGAACCTCTAATAAAGGTATGACTGGAATAAAAATCCAACCGAATACAACGGTTTTAGTATTAAACTCATCATATGAACCTCTTCATATCGCAAGTTGGAAGCGAGCAATTGTTCTTCTGCTGAAAGAGAAAGCACAGATGCTTTCCAGTAGAGTAATAAGATTGTTGAATTATGTAAGAGTTCCACTGTCTCGTATTGTATCTTGTAAACCATCAAGGTCAATGATTTACAAGAGAGACAATAATACTTGCCAATATTGCGGATCTACAAGGAGACTCACGATAGATCATGTCATTCCAAGATGTCGTGGTGGTGGTGATAGTTGGGAGAATCTTGTGGTTGCTTGTTCTACCTGTAATACCAAAAAGGGACATACATTCTTGGAACAAACTGGAATGAAACTGATAAGGAAACCAAGAGCACCACACAACAAGATGCAGTTTGCCCTTATCAACTGCAAGATCGATGAGTGGAAGGAGTACACTTTCTAAACTGTCCACTACCTCTTGACTTCACCGTCAAGAGGTTTTATAGTATGTGAATAAAGATCCAAACAAATGACCTACAAAGCAACTCTCAAGGTTAAATTTGATACGGAATGGACTTCTACTGGTGGAGTTTATGACGATGAAACTCTTCCAGAGGAGCATTATACTTTTGAGATTCCTGTTGAGGATATTAACAGTATGCAACTGTTCCGCTTCTTTGGAACTATTGCCCGCACGATGGGACATAATGATTTTGGTATTATGAAAGGTGCTTGTTCGCTTGCATTTAATGATATGCGTAGTTTTGAAGATATGAAAAAGGTTGCTGACGAGTATGACTTGTATCTCTCAGAAGAATATGCAAACAAAGTTATTCCTCTGGAAAACAAGATTTATGATTTGGAAAAACAAGTTCGCGATTTGAAAGCAAAACTTTCACGATGTGAAAATCCAGAAGCCCCTGATTATACTGAGGAGGAAATGGATGCGATGAGTGCTGAGGCATTATGACACGGATAGAATATATCTTCCAACACCTTATACCAACTTGGTTCTTTTCCTTTAGAAGTAACTTTAGGATTTGGAGTGACCTGATGACTTCAAATTATGATGGTTATGCACTAATGCGAGAGGATGATCCAGAGGAAGAATGTAAAGATTGGTTCTGGACTTCTCTGAATGAGGATGATACATATCCTAAAGAGTTCCTTGAGTATCTACATCAAATGGTTGATGATATTGATAGTGGAAAGGTAAAGACTTACACTCTTGAAGAAGTGAAAGACCTTTTTGAGGAGGAAGACGATGGGGATGTTTGATTATGTTCGTTCATCTTATGATTTGGGTGAGCAATTCACTGAGGTAGAACTACAAACAAAAGATATTGAGGATGGCATTGGAGGCACAATGTCCTATTACTGGTTAGATCCTCACGGATATTTGTATCATATTGATTACTCCAGAACTTCTGATCTTAAAATATACGAAGATGGGGATCCAGAATATAATGCTGATAGACAATGGTTAAATTTTAAGTGGATTTCAAATGGTAATCGTGGTAAAGTTTCCCCTTGGCATTTGACAAAATACATTGAAGTATATCCTGCAAAATGGGACGGTGAATGGGAAGATTGGCCCCGATGTAAAATCCATTTCAAGTATGGTAGAGTAGTTGATTATGAGGATGTAACAGGTCAATGATTGATACATCACTATTCCCACACGAAAATCATCCATTCAGATTAGAGTTTGGTGAAAAGAAGAATAGCACAATCTGTTGGTTCTCCTGCGAGGAACATTTAAAAAGATATCTAACCAGATATGGATTAGATGAAAAAAAAGTCAAAATTGATTATCGTGATGAACAACCAAAAAAGCGAACAAGAAAGTCAAAACCAAAAAATTAATCTTGTTCTTGCCTTGACACAAGTTGAAAGTCTTGTTAAAATACTAGAGGGTAATGAGTATGAAAAGTACTTTTACCAACACCTAATCCCCATACAAGTTGAATTGAACCGACAATTAAGTCATTATGGATAAAAAGTTTTACGATGATGATGCGTTCTACGTGGAGAAAAAGCGTTGGGGCACTTGGCAATCTCACTATCCTGATGGCAAAGGAATTATTACCTCACTGACTGAGGAACTCTGCATTTCTGCCACTCGTTGGTATCTTAAGGGTCTTCAAGAGGGTTTTGATAAAACGCAAACTTATGACTCATTTGTGGGAGGAAAACTCTAAATATGTGTGCCTAACACATATCTAATGGAAGATTTTAAGGCAGGAGATCGTGCAATCTTCATTGGTTGCATTGACGAACAAGTTTCCTGGGGTTCTAATGATGACCCTAGGAAAGTAATGATAGAGGGAGACATCTACACGATTAAAAAAGTAGAACTTCACTCATATCACACGAAACTTTATTTTCGTGGAATAAAAGGTAAATTTAATTCTGTTTGTTTTAAAAAGTATGACCACACGCACCTTTGTAGATAAGAATGGTAATTCCTGGGAATGGGAAGAGACACCTGAAACTATTGAAGCACTGAAACAACTACACGATACGGTGAAAAAAGTAAATGAACAACAAACCACTAACTCCTGAAGAAGTACAGGTAGCAGCAGAGCAATTCTTTCCACTATTTGAAATTGTTCGTAATCGTATGCCTGGAGGTGCTACGACAGAAGACACGCTGAAAGTAATGGAAACAGTTTGTGGTCTTGCTCACAAACTTCGCGCAGAAGAAGAGAAAATCAAATTCGGATTTAATAAGAATGAAACTGACACCGAATCAGCAACTGTGGGCTGATATTTTCAGATGTGCTGTCTATCGGTCTAATCTTTATTTTGAAGAAAAAGACCTTGATAGGCACGCAAGGGAACATACAACAGCAGTATTAGCACTTCAAAAAGGTGAGCAATTCTGGACAAAACTCCTATGATTAGAAAGTTTATTCAATGGTTCTTTTCTCCAAGTGAAGTTCCTATTTCAGATGTTGATGTTTATTCTAAACTCATTGAACTACAAGAACGCATTGAAGCACTTGAAGCAGAGAATGTAGAGAACAGTAACTGCTTCTATGAACTTTCAAGTTCCATTGATGCTGTTGATGCTCGTATAGATATCATTACCATTGAAGGATTTAAGAACAATGTATGAAAATTTGTCACAATATGAACGAGCACTCGCAAGGTTTGGTGATAAAGTGGGTCTCATTGCAGGACTTGAAATCGCACATAAGATGTCACCAGAAGATGCTTATCAGCAAATCAAGGAACTTTACAAAGAACTTAAGAAACTCCGTAAGAAAGAAAGGAGAATCTGGGGAAACACTGGAATCGGGACTACGAAAGTGCTCTAACTGTGAGGAAATAAAACCACTTGACGAACAGCACTATCAACGTGTAAAATACTTCCGTGATGGTTTCTCTTACTACTGCCACGACTGCTCTAAACCCAAACCAAGAAATGACTGACTTTAATTACAAAAAGTATTCACTTGAAAATCTAGAGAAATGGCTGCATGATGCAATGTCTTCTGCTGAAGCAACTCCACGGGAGATTTATGATGTAATCATTGGTGTAGTAAAAGAAAACCGCGATTACCATAAACAACAAGCAGACCAGTCAGAAGAACTTCTTAATCTTTTGAATAGTGGTTGGACCAAAGAAGATGTTTTGAAGGAAAGAGATTACTACGAACCCCCAAGTACTTTTACATTCTCATCTTGTAGTGCTGATGATACTTCACCAGAATGTATGACTTCTTGGAGTGATTTTTGGTCTAACGATACTATTGGTGAATATCAATTAAGGGAAGCCGAATATTACAATAAAGAATCTTCTCTGATGGTTGATGGATACTCTGTCAATGGTATGAGTCACTCCAAATATTGGTATGAGTATGATAGAAATGACCCAAATAGACCAAATCCATTTGGAGACAGAGTAGTTAAGTGGCAACTTCCTGTTCAGGTTGATGGATTGACGGGTGATTGTTTTGTGAATCTCCCCGATGACCTATTAGAACGTGCTGGACTTAAAGAGGGTGATACTGTAGAATGGATTGATCGTGGTGATGGTAGTTTTGAAGTGAGGAAAGTAAATGGCACTGTCTGAATCTGTTGAATCAAGTTTAAAGGAAGCAGAAGCAAGTCTTAGAAACGCACTTGCTTATGCTGCTAGGCAAGAACGCCCATTAGTATGTGCAACAATTTCAAAGATAATTCAAGAAATTGATCATCTTCAAACTTTTGATAGTTTGATGGACAAATTAGAGCAACGAAGACCTGGTAGCAGTGGATCGTGGGGTCCATTATCAAATGAGTAAAGAAATGTTGCTACAATCTAAAGTGAATATTAAGAAATGAGTCCAATGGGTTAAATACTGTTAGAATATCCTCACATACACAAGAAACTATGACCCTTGCCAAGACAGGAAATTCTTACCTTACCCAAGAAGAATGGAGTGAGTTGGTTGCTCTCAAGGATGCGATCAAGTATAATCCGAGCACAGTCTCCCCAGAAAAAATGGAAAAGTTCACTGAACTTATGGTAAGAACCCTTGAAGGTAAAGGGGATACCCAACCAGTTAAATAAGTGGCACATAGGGCATTCCAGCAGGCACTGGGTGCCCTATAATACTTTAATACGCAACAAACCCAATGAGCACTGCATTTGTTGACTACGCTGCCCAGGCAGAGGCACGACAGACGATTGCTGACAATGTTCTCAAGAATACTTACCTGCTGATTGAAGCACTGAAGCAGAATTATGTTGAGTATTCTATTCGTGGGCATCAAAAGTTTATCAATGATCCCGAAACTCAAGAATATCATCAGCGTAAGATTGATGAACTGAAAAATGGGCAATGTGACATTGATTATGTTGTAGAGTCTGGCAAAAAGTATCACAAAGTTATCTTTGTTAATGGTGGTGGTGGACGCTCAGTTCACGCATTTGTAGATCAGAAGACTGGCGAAGTGTATAAACCATCCACCTGGAAAGCACCTGCTAAAGGAGTTCGCTACGATCTGCGTTTGATCAAAGATCGTGAGTGGTTGCTTGAGAATGCTGACTGGTCTGGTGGTTACCTGTATCAGAAATGATATACTTTCTGATTATCTCCTTCGGAGTTGCCTGGGCGTTGACTGCATTGTTCTCGCCCTGGTTTAATCATCTTGATGACATTGACGACTAATGGCACAACAATCTTGGAGAGCAGTTATTATGACTCAATCCAACCGCCTTGAGGTGGTTGAGTTTGTGAGTCCCAATAATAACAGACAGGATGCAGCAGCACAATGTATGACGATGTTTGCTGCGAAAGAAATCAAATCACTCAATCCATCGGCAACCTATGGCAGTTCTTCCAGTCGTGATGATGACGATGATGATGAACCAAGACAATTGATTGAACCAAGTTGGACCGCAGTTGCTGTACTGGCAGCAATCGTATTGTTTATTTCTTTTTGGCCTTATTTCTTACTCGCTGGTGCAGCATATGGAATTTACAAACTGGTCAAGCGTATGGGGGACAGTTAGAAAAGTGGCACAAGCACTCCCATAACAACGCGGGGGGGCACTATAATATACAAGTATTCAACGATCAAAATGTTTACCACAATTTTTGAAGACGGCACGCTCCAGGAATACATTCAAAATAATCTGCAAGATCCTTGGGAGGGAACCCCACTCCAAGGATATGTTTACCTATCACCTAAGCAAAAGGGTGAGTTTGGTGAGCGATTTGTTTCTAAGTATATGACCATTGATGGTCATGAAGTAAAGAAAGCGGCTACATCCACCGCTGGTCACGATCGTATCATTAAGTATCTCACTGAAATTAAGTTTTCTCTAGCTACTCGTGACAACAAAGGGGGCGTTGTTAAAGATAAGTTTATCATCAATCACGTTTCAGTTGGAAAAGACTGGGAGCGTCTTATCTTCTGTGGTATCAATAAGGATGAAGCGGATGCCCGAATTGTGTTTATCACTAAGGAAGACTTTGAAGAGCATCTGAAGAGTGATAACTGTTACTTTAATGTGCAACAGGGTGGTAAGAAAGTTGGTAATGATGATTATATTTGCACAAATGTCGCTGGTTTGCTAGAATGTGATTTTGTAAAGGATATTTCTGAATGGTAAATCTTCATCTTGGAGATTGTCTGGATATTCTACCAACACTTGAATCCAATTCTGTGGATCTTGTGTTGGTAGATTTACCATATGGAACAACTGCCTGCAAGTGGGATAGTATCATTCCACTTGATAAGTTGTGGGAGCAATATAATCGCGTTTGTAAGAATGATGGTGCAATGGTATTCACTGCAGCACAACCATTCACTACCATACTGGCATCATCAAATCTTGAGAACTTTAGGTATGAATGGATTTGGGAGAAACCTCAGGGAACTAATCCAATGAATGCCAAAGTAATGCCACTAAAGTCTCACGAAAACATCCTGGTTTTCTATCGTAAAAAACCAGTATACAATCCGCAGATGTGGTATTCAACTCCGTATAGTGGATTTTCATCGGATACAAGTAAGATTGGTGAGGTTTATGGTAAAGCACAATCAAAACATAGGGACAATCCCGATGGATCAAGGTATCCTAAAACCGTGCTAAAGTTCAAACAGGAAAAGGGATTGCATCCCACACAGAAACCAGTGGAACTGATGGAGTACTTGATTAAAACATACACCAATGAAGGTGATACTGTCTTGGATAATACTATGGGTAGTGGAACAACGGGGGTAGCATGTGTAAGATCCAATAGGAATTTTATTGGTATTGAAAGTGATGAAGATTATTACAAGATTGCGGAGGATAGGGTAAGCAATACTGTGCCAGTTAAAGAAGTGGCACACCATCCACAGAATCCCCTGCTGGATGCCCTATATTAAGGAAGTGGAGGGGGATCACCGCTCCGCAAAACCCACATCAAACTCTCCGCTTTTTTTGCAATGGGAACCCGCGCTCGCATCGGTCTTGAACTCGCTGATGGTTCTATCCTGTCTGCCTACCATCATTGGGACGGTTATCCCGAATGGTTGGGTCGCATCCTGAGCACTCACTACAATGGCAAATCACTCGCTGCTGAGTTGATTGATGGTGGCGACATGAGTTCTGCTTGGACTAATGATCGTTGGACTGGGGACCGTTGGGGTTCTTATCCTACTAAGGTAGAAGAATACGGTCCCCAATACTATTCTCAGCGTGGTGAAGATTGCCCTCCTCGCCTTGATGCTGACCTGTGTGATTATCTTCTTGCTGTAAATGCTGAAGAGTATCACTATCTTTTCCGCAATGGCGAATGGGTTTGTTATGAAATGAATCCACTGGGTAATGAACTCCCCAAAGTTGTTGAAATCCCCTCTGGTGCCCTTGCTGTTTGATCTATGAAAAAACTACTTCTTCTCCTTCTTCTGGTTCCTACTGCTGCTTTTGCAAACCCACCTTTCAAATACAAAACTAATTGCTATCTCGAAAATGGAAATGAGTATCAGGCAGATGTATGTACTGTAGTTGAAACTCGGGAGAAAGGTGGTGCTCTAAAGACACGCAACATTTACTCTAACCGATTTGGTCTTACCATTAAATCTTGGTTTGATGACAAGAAAGGATTTATGACTTGGGATAGTCACAACAAATTTGAATACAAATGGGAGTATAAAGTTGGATCTATTGGTAATCAGGTTCCTCACTCATATGTGATGCCTGGTGTTCTTGTTGAAAATGTGAGCTGGGACTGATGAAATCTACTACTATCACCTACATCTTTCTTGCCTTTATTGCTATTCTAGGATATAATGCTTTTCTAATCAAACGGGATGCTGAAATGTTCAAAGTGTATTATCCCGAACAATCTATTCAGGAGAAAAGCAAATGAACGATGAGAAACTGTGTGATATGACTGAGGATGAGATCCTTGAATGGTTTGCTGAATGTGAAATGAAAGCATCTGTTCTTGGAGTTACCTTGGAGTATTATATGTTTGAATTTGTATAATTCCAAAAATGCTGCTGATAAATAAGAAAAGAGTTCAATAGCAGTATGAAATCATTTTACGACTTTATGAATGATGCTTTCGAATCATTGGAAAATGTTCAGTTTGATGAGGCTGCTGGAGACGCTGCTGCTTTCAGAGAAAGGCAAAAGGCAAGACAATCTGCGGCACTTTCTGCTGGCAGCAGTAAGGCAGCAAAGTATAAATCTCACGGTGTGAGAGGTGCTGATAAGAAATCAAAGAGAAGATTAGATGCTAGTAACAGAGCAATGAGAAAGGCAGCAGGTCAATTAGGATCTGCTGCTTTTGATGCAGTTAGAGCGGGTGTCAGGAGAGTACAAGCAATGGGAAAGAAAAGGGAAGAGCAGTGACACTTCTTTGACTGGCACAAGTGCCTTGACAAACTTGCCAGTTCATTTTATACTAATGTTGTTGAGTTAATTAAGGAGTTCCTCCCATCAAAAGTCTTTACATTGTCGATTACTGGGTTCCTTTTCCCTCCTCTGAATATGGTGGAGTGATTAATGTTATTGCAGAATCCGATGAAGAATGTTTTAACATTCTTGCAAACTATCAAGCATTTGATCAAGAATATAATGATCGAATTATGAGCAGCATTGTAAAAGCACCAAGATTTGAACTTTCAAATCAAGATGAAGAGTCTCGTTTGATTGATGTATTTCTGACATAATGAACGCTACCACACTCGCATTCAATCCAATGTTTTTCAACTTCAAACAACAGAACCTGAAGCGCATAGAGTATCTTCAGCAAAAGATCAAAGAGCAAGAGAAAGAGATTGAAGATCTCAAAACACTAATCAATCTGCTTTCACTTGAAAAAAACTATGATTGCTGAGTTTTATCATACTGCACCCAAAGGTTATTCCTATGAGTTTGAAGAGTTCAAACGTAATGTGGTTAGCATCTGGATTCGTAATCATGCTAAATTTGATTACAATAACGGTGCTTCTGTGCGAAGTGTTTGGGGGTTCTACAACACAAAGACCAAGTGCTTCCACGCACCTGTTAATTCAAAGACCGTTGGAACTGTAGTGGACATTACCGACACCACACCTTACAGTGCAATGAAGATTAAGAGAACTTTTCTTGAAATGTGCTTTGTCTGAATATGTTTGACACTGGAACTCACGTTTACTACAAAAATCTCAAAGGAGTGATCAACTTTGTGTGTGAACATTACATCACCATCACAGTGTCAAAGGGTACTCATAAATCACAAGACTGTAATGTTCTTGTGTATAGATCTCAATATCAAAATGTGATTCCAACCAGTTCAAAGTGATCTCTGACAACTTCTTACAACTTGCGATTGAAACAGCAAAGTCATCACCATCACGCCGCAGAGTTGGTGCTGTTCTTCTCCGCAAATCAAAGGTGATTGCAACTGCTGTAAATCTTGAACAAAAGTCTCATCCTTGGCAAGCAGAACTTGCAAAGAAGGTTGGTCTTTGTGAGAAGATTTATCTACACTCTGAAATCCATGCACTGATCAAAGCACGAGAAGATGCTGATACAATTGTTGTTGCAAGAGTCAATACTCAAGACAAATTAAGAATGGCAAAACCTTGTCCAATATGTGCTCTAGCATTAGAACAAGGTGGTGTAAAAAACATATACTACTCTACAAATGAGGGGTTTATGTATAGATATTCTGTTGACTCTGAAACCAATAATGAAGAAGAAGCATCATAACATTTGGAGATTATGGAGTTATTCACTTGGTGAGAAGCACGGGAAAGATGACAAAGAAGCAGATCTTATCTCCATTATTCGCAGTATTATCTTTGCCACCTATCTAATCACTAATTGTTTTATTGTTGCTGGTGTAATTCGACATTGGAATGATGAACCCATTAAAATCTACATTCAAGAGGGAGGTAGAAATGCAGATAGTTACGATTGGAGATAAAGTTCTCAATCTCAAATCAAAGAGAGTTGCTAAGATTGATGACTCAGTTAGAAACTTCTGTGCATCGATGATTGATGCGATGTATGCAAACAACGGAATTGGTCTCGCAGCACCGCAGGTTGGCGTATCAAAAAGAATCATTGTTATTGATGTAGATGGAGCACCTTTGGTAATGATTAACCCTGAAATCATCACACAATCTGACAATCAAGTGAGGATGAATGAGGGTTGTTTGTCAATTCCAGAGACATATATCGACCTTAAGCGACCAGAATCGATTTCAGTGAAATTTCGGGATCGGAAGGGCATACCACATCACAACTCATACTCTGGGCTCACCGCAAGGGTTATTCAACACGAAATTGATCATTTGGATGGTAAATTGATGACTGATTATGAGGAAAGTGTAAATGTCTGATAGAGCAAATGAGTTTATGAGTTTGATACGGGATCAGAGATACAATCAAGGTGCTGATACTGAAGAAAGATTGGTTGCTGCTATTCTATCACTCACTGCTGAATATGTAAGATCTTATACAGCACAGAATGATCTGGTTGTGTTAGATAAGAATGATCTGCTGCAACTTGCCGAGGAACTGAAGCAATGAGATTGATATCATTTAAGCATCGTAAGGAGTATGGACACGAGTGGTATGTTCAGGTCCTTCATAACCGATACTGGGCACTTCTTCAAGCATCAGTGAGTTGGAATGATTATGCTGGTTGGCCTTATATCCAAATCAAATCAGGTAGTGGAACTCTTCTGAGTATTATGTTCTGGGTATATAAGTTTGGATTTGATATTGGTATCTGTGAGCACACCTGGAACTTTGAGTATCTTAATGAACTTGATGGTGAAGAATGAACCTTGAAGACATCCTAGAAGAATACGGGCAGGAAGTATTAGACACATACTATGAACTCTTCCCAGATAAAGACCTAACAAAGTTTCCTGACCGTTTCTGTGGTTTTGTTGGCGAATATTCTGACTTTGTGTTAGAATGTTATTATTCAACTGGTAGTGATGAACTTGATGAAACTGTAGAATCTTTTGAGAACGGAGTGTTTCAAGAGTATTACTATTACTGCCACAATACCAATACTGGATTTGTATTTTACAATGAGGACCGATGACTGAAATTGAAAAGACAGAAGCAGAAATAAAAGTGCTTCAAAAGAAACTTGAACTCCTCAAAGAAATTGAGACACATAAATCTCAACCAAGAATGGAGTTTAGTTTTGGTGGTAAGTTTGAGGTTGTCTCTTATAATGAGATGGTTTATTATCGTCTTGAATTTCCTGATGAATTTTATTGGTATAAAAAAAAGTATTCTGATGATGGTTTGCTGATGGTTGCTATTACTGATGGTGAAACTTGTCGTTTGCTTGAAGGACTTTGGTTTAATGATGTAAAGAAGGGAAAGTATGATGAACCTTATAAAAATGTGAGAGCATATTGGGTGGAGAAATAATGTTTGGTATTGAAAAGGATTTCCAAAATCTAATGGAACAAGTTTATGGCCCTCTCAACAAAGATAAAATGACTGAAACTGACATCTCAAAAGTTCTCATAGAAGGAGAATACGCAACCATTATGGGTGTGAAGTATAAGAGAGTGGAAGAACCAAAGAAACCAGAAACTCTTTATGGTGTGATTGCTCAATGGATGCTTGATACACACACAGATAATATTGATTGGGATGTACCAACTTGTGTTGATGACCTTGTAGATAGAATTGAGAAAGAATGGTTGCCCAAAGAACACGATACTAACTCTTATAAATGGAACGAGTGTCTGAAACTTATGCGGGAGAAACTGCGATGAACGATGATATGCCTTGGGTCAATCTCACTCAAGAAGAAGTGAATGACTTGAGAAATAAAAAGTTTGAACTCACTGAATATGGTAAACAGAGGTTGAGAGAAATGATGACTCACGAAGAAATGTTGGAAGAGGCAGAACGCAGGGAAAGGGGTAATCGTGTGCTTGAACGATATAATCGCTTCTACAATGCAGAAGTCTCTGGTCTCACTTGGGGAACACATATCACGCCAGAGTTTCAACAAGCAATGACTTTGGAGTGTATGTTAGATGCCCTGAGGTGTGAGAATCTCAATCACGAGTTTGATGTGATTCAAACTGCTGACATCAAAGCACTGATTGAAGCATTGTATCAGCAAGGTAAAGATTATCTTAACCGAGTAGAAGAGTTCAAAGATAGTGCTGATGGAGTAGTATAATGAACCTTACATTTAGACAACACGTTTTATTATTAACCGCAATCACATTGTTTTATGATGAGGTATCAAAGACTTCTACACCAGAAATGAAACACGAAATTATGGAACTTGCTGATCTTATCCAAGAGTCTGCAGATAAGATGAAACAATGACTGAGAAGGATAAGATCTTTTATAATGTCTGGTGTTGTGCATATCAGAGAAGATATATGTATAGGGGAAGTGATAGAGAACACAGAGAACATACCACTTTGTTGATGTGTCTGGGTATTGCGAAGTGGTATGTGTTTGATAGTGAAAAACCTCATTATTTGGATAAAAAACGATAAAAAACATTTAAAAACATTATTAAATGTATTAATAAATGTATTTGTGTTGTTTATATGAGAGTATAATGGTAGTGTTATATTGTTGAATGTGTGGAGTTTTATGTTCTTTAAATGCTTGTAAATGCTTTTAAGTGCTTGTAAATGTGCTGAGAATGTGCTGGGTCCTTGTGGTCTTAGCGAACGTTCTAACACAAAACTCGGAGAATGTCAAGCACCCCCACAAAACTCCGAGACCCCCGAGCACTTGACATAAAACTAGGAGCATCTTATAATAACTAAGAGTCGCCAACTCATTTTGGATCTAGATGTGCCTCTGAGTCTTATGGGGCGCAACTAGATCTCAACTAGATTGCGCAACTAGATTCACATCATACATCTAGATACACAACTAGATTATCATATTATCATATAACAATAGTATTATATCATCATACAACTAGATTCGCACATCATCATACAACTAGATAATCATCATACATCATCTAGATACACACACATAAGAATCAATAATACAACTAGATTCGCATATATAGGTTCATCTAGATACGCATCTAGATTCACATCACGCACTTGACACCCCATCTAGATTCGCCTACAATACACACAGTTACCTACGAGATTCTTATGGTTTACGCTCAAGCACAAAAGACACGTTACAGGATCACACTAGAACTAGAAGTACTCAATGATTTCAACCCCCGCGATATCAATTGGGAGAAACTGTTTGATCTCGGTGGTGATGAATCTGCGAGGGCGTATATTGAAGACCTGAGCAATGATCGAGTCTGGTAGGAACTTATAGCATAACGCATCAATACCCTGGAGTCTAACACAAGACCCAGGGTATTTTAGTATCTTGTGCCAGATCTTATAGTGGCACAAGACCCCTTGAAATATTTCTAGATGCCTGTTATGTTATACACATCACTCACAAAGTTCTCATGAACATTGATTATTATACTTTCCAGGACTTTCTAGATGATGCCACTCCTGAAGAATGGGATCAATGGGAACAAACAGCAGCGGAGCTTGAATTACCCTTAGACTACTATCTTCAGGAATTCATTGTTCTTATGCCAGAATGAGAAGTGGCACACAGGGGGTTGCGGGTTGGCCGCGGCGGTGTTATGTTTGATTCGTGGTTGAGGAATTCTCTACACAAACCTCCCACCCCAAATGTTATGAAACTCTTTGCCCACAAGTTCATTCAAACCCTGATGTACAATCTAGCAACCATTGCCGCAATTGTGATCGGTGTGTGTCAGTTTGCTGTTCGTGCCTGGAATGAAAACAATGGCACACAAAAAACCCGTAAAGTGATTCAAACCGTGCTGGCATTCATTGACACATTAATTGAGCGCAGTAAGGTATACTTTGCCGAGAGCGAAGCGGCTGCCGCTGTGCCAGTTGCGCCACTGCCCACCAAATCCCCCAAGCGCCCTCAGGGGTGATAGATTACATTCGTTCCTGAGATTTCTGATGAGAACACTCACCCTTCAGGTCAC